GAAGTGCAGGGTCAGGTCGCCGGGAGTCGAAAAGTTAAGATTTTCGACGGTGAAGACAAAATCCCGGCCGTCGTTGCTGACGTCCAGGACGTTGAAGGCCAGGCCGACACTGTCCGTTATCCGGAAATCCTGTGGGTCAAGGTTGGTCAGGTAGTGCTTGCAATGAGCCAGGATAGTGGTAGGGCCGTCGTTTGTTACGCTCAGGAATTCGTTGTCTGGCATGGCGTAGAGCAGAGCAACCATATCCACCAGACCGGTCCCGGTAACGGTGTGGACTGTCTGCCCCTCATGATAGGTAATCCGGGCAAAGCGGACAAGAAGCCCGTCCCCACGAGCCGCGACGGTATGCGCCGGGATCGCCATCCCCGCCCAATTGCGATCTGTCACCGTCCAGTGTATCTCTCCGTTCGATTCACACAGGAAGCCGACGCGATAATCATTCGTGCGGAATAGTGCGACATTCTGCGCCGGGGTCGGCAGGGTAGTGACAAGCCGCTCCTGCTCCCAAACAGGAGGCAGGGGGTTTTGCTCTGTTCCCTGGTTGGCATAGGTGCGGTAGTAGACGGCCCCCTCGCGGATATAGGCGCAGATCAGGCCGTGGTCGAGATTCCAGCGATAGACGTTTTTCCAGCCGCGCAGGGCGGCAACCTTTGACGCGCCTTCGGCCAGCAGGACAGGTTCGCCTTGTCCCTGCTGGACTATCAAACTACCATCCGGCAGGACACGGAAAATATAGGGGTCGCCCATCGTGACGTGCGTCCACTGCGCTGGGGAGTCGAAGCAAACTTCAGCGTCCTTCGATGACCTCTCCCACCTGCCGTCAAATTCGATGGCCACGTCCACGGCGGGGCCGAGGGTGTAAAGGTATTCCCATTCGTTAGCCTGCTCGATGGACTTGATGTAATCAGTCCGGGCGACGTGGGCCTCCCCGGATTCGATGTAGACAACATAAATTTTATCCGGGGCCGTCATGCGGGATTCCCGGCGGTAGGCTATGTCTATACTGCCGAGGTCGGAGCGATCCCAAAGAGTGACGGGGTTAAGGGTGCTGCCCTGCTCGATATACCGCCTCGTTCTTTGCATGACTAAATTTATTCTGGGGTCGGCGTTGTTGGCTTTTGTCTGCTGGAGCAGTTTTAGCTTGTTAAGTATAGATGCGGGTATGGTTCGCATTTAATCGCCTCCCTATCCGGTGACAAGTAATACCACCCTGCAACGATACTTCGCCCGTGCCGGGTCGGTGCTGCCGATCAGCTGATCCCAGTCGGGATTGCCGTCGATTATTCCGACGTAGCTTTTCCCGTGACGCTCCAGGCGCAGCGGGGTTTTATCCGCGGCGAGGGCGTCGATTGTTTCCTGCGCGGTGGCGCAGACAATGAATTCCAGTTCAAAGCTTTTCGCCGGGTCGCCTACAGTCTGGATATGCCAGCTGCCATCAAGCAGGCGGTTCTTGACTTCGGTCGTTTCCTGCCGGGGCTTGGCGAGGGTTACTTTATCGCTGATTAGTTCGTCGGTGGCATTGACAAATAGGGATGTTCTCACGCCCTCACCTCCTGCAACAGTCGCTCGATCACAATATCGACCACGCCGGAAAGCTGGCCCTGGTCGTTGACACCTTCGACGCGGATGGTGCCGGTATGCCGGATCTCCTGCGGCGAGCGGGTGTCAAGCGGCTTCACCTTTGCGCCTTGCGGCAGTTCCAGGAGTTCCGGACCGGCCTCACCGACTATGACATGACCTCTCTGGGTGATTTCACCACCCGCGGCAAGCAGTGGAATCTCTTTGATGTCAATGCCCTTACCGCCTACGAGAGGCACCCAGTCGGGTATTTTGATTTTGTTTAGACCCCTAATGAACGTGTTTATACCGTTTATTACCCAGTTTATTGCCCCTTTTATGCCGTCTACAATACCGTTCCACACGCCGAGCACAACTTTTTTGATGCCCTCGAAAATGGAACCAAAAATCTTTGCCCAGCCTTGTACTAACGCTACGATATAGTCAAGCGCAGAACCGAAAAACTCTTTTATGCCGCTCCACACGCCTTCCCAGTCACCCTTGATGAGTGCCAACACTGTCTTTATTACCGCCGATATCGCGTTCATGATAGGTTCTATGACAGGTAGCATAGCCTCAAATACTGTCATGACAAGTGGCAGAACAACTTCGGCCAGATCATTAAATAAGTCAAGTAAAGGAGGCAGTATAACAGCAACAATTTCATTAATGAGTTCCATTAATGGCGGCAATACAGTCTGTGTGAAGGTATCAAACAGCTCTATTAAGACCGGCATAATAGCATCGATAATTTGCTTGAATAAGTCAATTAATGGCGGCAGTAATACATTGATAATTCGGTTAAATAAATCCATTAAAGGTGGCAGAACCGCGCTAATTACATCGTTAAATAAGTCAATGAATGGTGGCAAAATATCCTCAATAATAATGGTTAGTAGGTCTATCAGAGGTGGTAATATGGTTGTTGCTACACCAGTAAGCAAGTCTATAAGCGGCGGTAATACTGCCTGTAATATTTCGGTGAACAGAACGATAACAGGAGGTAATATGTCTGTAGCTACCCGTGTGAACAAGTCAATTAAAGGCGGTAAGGCATTTTGTATTAAATTCATGAGAAAAGGCAGTATTGCAGCAACTGATTCACCTACGCTATTAAATACGTTACTCAATATGCCCTGTATCATTGGCATATTTGCGACTATAAAATCGGCAAACTGCTGCATTATGGGAAGGAATGAATTTGTCAAACCTCTCACAATGCCGCCAAACGATTCTTTGATGTCCTGCAATGTATCGCCAAAGGTAACATTTGCCTTGACGGCTTCTTCGGACATAACAATTCCAAGTTCATCTGCACGGTCTTTGAGTTCCTGCATACCGTCGCTTCCAGCATTGAGGAGTGGCAGCAGCTCCGTGTATGACCGTCCAAGCAGGTCTGCACCGATAGCATTCCTTTGAGCGCCTTGCTCCATATCGCCCAGAGATTTCATGACTTCTTCGAATATTTCTTCCTGAGACTTGTTGCGGAGGTCATCCACACTGATGCCAAGGGCGGCAAATGCATCTGTGGCTTTCTTGCTGCCGTTCATAGCATCATCCATATATCCGGACAGTGTTTTTATGCCAACTTCGAGCTTGCCTATATCAGCTCCGGACTGTGCGGCAGCATACTTCCAGCGCTGGAGTTCTTCCCGGTTGATGCCGGTACGCTCGGAGAGCTTATCAATCTCATCTGCATATTCTGCAGTCTGGTTTGTGATAGCAAGCAGAGCGCCACCTGCAGCAGTAGCACCACCAACAATTGCAGCGCCCCATTTTGCCGCAGTCTTGACTCCGTTGCCAAGCTTGCTGCCTAAACTTTCCGCTTTTTCTTCCGTTTTGGCGATGCTCTTGTTAGCTTCTTCGTTGTCAATAAAGATGCTCCCAAAGAGCTTAAACAATTCGATAAGTCATCACCTGCCTTTATGCTTCGCCACGACCGCCAGCATTTCTTTTTCGATATCTTCCAGCGATTTTTGAGTGTACCTGTACTGCTTCTGAATTAGTTTACTCTTAAATTCTTCAAACTTAATAGGTTTCAGCCATTCAATTGCCATGAATGGATATAATGTTTTCCACAATTCCCACGCCGCCTGTTCTTTTTCCTGTTCAATTGCGTAAATCAAATAATCCACGACTGCGGACAAAGGTAAGTCCATAATCAGTTGTGGATTGTAGGTTTTTGACAATAATTCAGCTATCCGCGGCCCTTTTAGGTGACCGCAGATTTGAAAAAATTGAGCACACCTGCATCAGAAGCCATTTCTTTTATGAACTGTACCAGGTCAATTTTTTCAGCTTCTTGTGGTGTTATTCCGCGGATTTCTGCTACAAAGGCGTATATCTCTTTTTCCGCTTTGTGTGCCTTGCTGATTATTTGCATCATCAAATCCGCCCCAATTTCTTCGGGTTTACCGTTGGGGTTTGATATTTTGATGTCCAGTTTATCAATTATTGCTGACAGTTTCAGCCCTTGTTTCAGCGTTAACATATTATCCCTCCCGAAATTTAAGGGCAGGTTTTCCTGCCCTATTCGATACTTGCTATATCCCCAATGTCAAACAAGTCTTTTGTGTCATCTACTGCATCCCAGTGTGCAAATACATTCAATGCAATCGTGCCTTCTCCCTTAGGTACAGCCGCGAATGTCAGACCGTTTTCCGACAAGGCATTATATAGCGTAATTTTTTTGTATTCGCCTTTGACGGTCTTCGCAAACATAGTTATGTTCTTCAAGTATGCGTTGTCCGGGATGATTCCTATGCTATCTGCGCCTACAGATAGCTTTCCAGTGACCTCATCATACTTAGCAAAAGGCAGCGCCATCTTCAATGTGTCCATGGATGCATTGAGGCTTGTTACATTCAACTGTGCCGTGATGTCGTCCACAACCTGCATACCCTTTGTCTTGCCCTTGCTGCCGTCATATTCGATGTCGCGGATTGTGGCCGTTGCGACAAACTCACCACCGCCACGGGTAGGACCGAGCAACTTCTGGTCGGTGTCTCCGTAATTCACATAGACTATGCCATAGTCGATTTGGATATTTTCTATTTGCTGCTGAGTTAAAGCCAAATTAATCAACTCCTTCCGAATAATCTTGCTTCGTAGATGTATTTCCTTCGCCGTATATCTTTATTGTCATCTCGAAGCGGTATTTTTCTGTCCAAATAAAAAGTTACTGCCAAATTTTCGGCGGTCAGCGTCTTTTTGTTAAGAGCATCATTGACGGATTCCATCAGGTTTTCAAGGGCTGTAGTGTCCCCGCCGGCAGGCATATCCCAGCCGTCCACGTCAAGGGCAACAGTCTCAAATTCCTCTCCATCATTGGTTATCTGGGTGAAATCATAGGTAAGATAGGGGAATTGAGCATCGTCCGGCGCATCCTGGAAATAGACACGAGGATGGATTGACTTCAGATATGGATGCAGCAGTTTACGTAGATTCTTCATCCCCGATCTCCTCCTCTTCGTCTATTAGTCCCAGCGCCCGGTTTTCGTCCTCGATGGCCGAGAGGTATTGCCCCTCGATCCTGCGAATATCGTCAATATGCTTGAAAGTCGTCTCTCGGAGAACTCCTTTTTTAGGCATGCCCTTAGTACCCAACTCTTGATTTACACCATACCAAGAGTCATGCTTAAAGCCGATCTGTAGATCACAGTCTCTTTTGCGAACCCAATACTGTGTGCTGTTGTATATTCTTCTGTGCCTTTTCATACCGGGTAACTTCTTGAGTTCTTGAATCATCCTTTTTCTCAGCAGTTTAGCCACATCTTTCAGGGCAGCCCGGGAAAGTTCTTGGATTGTGTACTGCGCACGGTCAACATTGGAAATGAATTCAATGCCGTCCTTTTTTATCTTGGTCACGCTTTTTGGCATTGGCATTATTTATTCACCGTCCCTTGGCAGATGAGTTCGGTCAGCTCGCCGTCTTTGTCGTATGTGCGGATGATAGTGTATGTTTTGTCACCGTGCTTTAGTTTTGGCTCCTGATTGTAGTCAATTGACCGAACAACAAACATCAATTCAGGCCGCAACCCTGTAGCCGCTGCCTGGTAAAATTCAGACTGACGGATTGACTGTTTGTCCGCGAAAACCTGTCGCTCGGTGGGCACTTCAATGGTGTCGCCAAGCTCGTTTTCGGTGGTGGTGATGGTTATTAGCGATATAACATCTTTAAACAGCATCTATCCCACCGCCTCTGACATGTATTCTTGGGATAATGCCAAATGTATTTTAAGCATGTTGTATGACTGTTGCAAGCGTTCCGCATCTGGATTATTCCATCCAAAGTTAGCCTTGACATATACCGTGATTGCCCGCTTTATGAGCGGATCCGTGTCATCATTGACCTTGCTCTCAAGTATACCAGACAGCTTGAGATCCGCCCTGGCGGCTTCAATCAAATCCTGAATCTCAGCATCATAAGCATTGTTTGATATCCTCAATACGGTTTTTACATCTTCAAGCATCTAATCACCACCCAATAGCTTTACTAGCCCCGCTTTTGTCTGCCGCTCGCTGTATTCTATGCCCTTCGATACGTTGACCTTCTCGACCACATCCTGAGAATATTCAGCTAGGCCCTTGGCTATCTCGGCAGCCAGCTGGTCAATCTTGATATTAGCCATTATATCCACCTCTTGTCTATGGTGGCCCGTCCTAAAATCGGCAATCCCCCAATTGTGCCCACAAACTCAAAATATAGCAGCCCGATTACGTCTCCGGGTATCACATAATCATATTGATATTTGCCCACATCGCTTGGCAACACAGGTATGTCCTCACCTACTTGTTTTTTGTAGCCGTCGTAAATTCGCAAAATAACATTCTCAGGTGACACATGCTCCCCGTTAAAATCCCTAAATTCTGCTTTTAGTCTGACTGTATTCCCGATGAGGGGCATCTGCTCCACCCCCAGTTTTACTTCTCGTTCTTGAATTGACATTGTAATAATTAGCTGTTTATACGGCAAGATTACATGCCGCAAGGTATCGGCAATAAACTCGTATTCTTTGATAGCTTGTCTTAAAGCATCTGCGCTGTAAACTTGATCCGCCCGGACTACCCTGTAAGTATCGCCAACGCAAACGCCCAACTCAACAACAAAACGCATAGTATCGGCAGCATATTCGTATTGCTTCACTATGCGCCTGAGCAGGTCGGCGTTATGGGCATCTGTTTTGATTATCACCCTTTTGGCATCGGCAGTATATCCGTATTCTTTCAAGACTTTGCGAAATGTATCGGCAGTAAAGGTATATTCTTTAATTGTTGCCCGTGTGGTATCGCCCGTGAAAACATGCCCTTGGATTATTTTGCGTTTGGTGTCTGCACTGTAGGAATAGTCTTTCAGCGTTATACGTTCGGTATCAGCATTGTAAGATTGACTTTGTATGATAGTGCGAATAAGATCGGCTACGTATTCGCAATATTCAGTATAATACACAAGCTCCGGATCACGAATATAGTTAGTGTAGAGCGTTTTGCCTTCTGCAGTTAACGCCTTCCAACCGCTTAAATCGTCCGAATTAAGCACACGTCCTTTGAGAACCCCTAATCTACCGGCGGGGACACTCCAGTCTACATTGTTATCCTCGAACCAGCCGACAGCAGGCAACACCAGTTTAGTGAGGGAAGAACAGTCACGAGCATAGTAACGCATGAAAGAATCCCCCACGCTTGTAAGACCGCTAGTGTCCGGAACAGCGAGAGAAGTGAGGGATGAGCAGCCATAAGCATAGGAACGCATGAAAGAATCCCCCACGCTTGTAAGACCGCTAGTGTCCGGGACAGCGAGAAAAGTGAGGGAGGAACAGCCATAAGCATAGTTATACATGAAATTATTTCCCACACTCTCAAGACTGCTGGTATCTGGAACATCGAGCGAAGTGAGGGAGGAACAGCTAAAAGCATAGGCATACATGAAATAATTCCCCATTGCCCCAGTCAAAAACGACTTTTGGGAAATGGTGATACTGGTTATATTTGTTGCGTTCCGAAACGAGGGTGTCATATAGTTATTGCCTGACTTATTCCAGCCGTGGGCTATCTGCATTGTAGTGGAAGTTACCGGGAAAGTGGTGTCTGTGCCTGAGACAGATAGAGAAGTCCAGTCTCCGCTAGTCCCGGCACGATAATATACCGTGCCAGAAAGGGCAGACGTAGAACCTCTGTGCAGTCTTATCGGGCAATCCCCTGACGCTTCCGAAAATGTCAGGGTATGGATAATGTCATATTGTTGATTAGGGTTTATAGTAGCCACGATTACTCACCGCTTTCCTTTTTCGCCTTGTTCATCGCCAATCTCTTCCCTAGCTTGTTGCTCCTATGGTTGCCGCAACCTGAATATCCACACTTTCATCATTCGCTGGTTCTTCCGTAGACGCTACTCTTGCTCTGGCCCAGAAGATTGTATTTGTTGCACCGATTTTTGTTAAGAAATCCAGCGGCTCGCCCCAACCTTCAGCCGTCCCTGGCTGTCCACTATTGTCAGGAGCAAGCTGCCACATCGTTACTTTTTCTGAATCTACAATACTGATTCGCGCATGGCGTGAAGAATCTTCCACTGTTTCGTAACCAGGATCACAACGCACGGCAAGTTTAATCCAGTTTCCTTCCGCGTGACCTGATGCAGGTACTTTGATTGCCCCGGATTCAATTGGATCCAGTCCGGTGCAACTTGAAACAAGTGTGCCGTCTGTGCCTCCTGCGGTTGGGTTATTTTTGTAAATCTTAATTTTGCTTTCAGCCATTTATAACCACTCCCTTATTCTAATCTTCGCCCAGGTTTCACCGGGCAAGCAGTTCAATTAACTCCGCTTTTCTTTTTGGCCTTCTTTCCCGGTTCCTTTTGGGCAGTTTCCTCAGGCTCTTTCTTTGCAGTCTCAACCACCTGGACATATGGTGCATATCCCTTAAATACCTTCTCGGGGATCTCGATTA